GTGCAGGAGTCTCTGTATATCTCATTTGAGATGAAGGCACGCCTCGTAAAATATCTGCAGCGAATGACGCTCTTCTAAATGGCTCTTGTTGTCTGGCTAGTTCTGTTCTTCTAGCAGCTTCCATTTCATTTTGAAGTTGTTGTTGTTGAACACCACCGACACTTAATAATCTGTTAATATCTATTCCACCTAATCTTTGCCCAGCTTCACCCAATCCAACTTGCGCTTGACCTGCTTGTAGTGTTTGCACTCCAAGTTGTCCTAACTGTTGCGCTGTTCTTTGCTGTGCCTGTTGCGCTTGTAAAAAGTTTCGTGATAAGTCCTCAAAAATTCTTTGTGATTTTACCTGTGATAAGTTTCTCGCTTCTTCTGCTTCACGAACACCGAATCGTGATCCACCAAATGCCCCTGCAGCTACAGCCTCTGCCGCTGTTCGTTGCCCTTGCATAGCTGCCTGCCTGTCTAGTTCAGCTAAAGCTTGTTGTGTAACTTGTTGTTGATACGGATCCATGAAAGTGGAAACTTGTGACGGATCTAATTGTTGCACTCCTGCGCCGATGGCACCGAGCCCTGCGCCCACAGTTGTAGATGCAGCATCTAAAAAAGGTTGATAGACACCCAATCCTTCTTGTGCTTTTGTAACTGCTGTTTGTTGTGCTTCAGTTAAAGGTGCAATTTGTTGTGCGGGAACTGTTTGAGGTATGCCTGCTAGTCCTCGCAGTCTTAATTGATACTGCTCATCTGTTTCATCAGGTCTTCTAGTAGCGCCTAATTCTTCTAATCTTAATTCATATTCTTCGTCTGTTTCACCAGCTAGTCTTTGAAAGTTAGGAATACCAAATGTAGAACCTAATAATTGTTCAACTCTCTGCTCTATAAATGGCGCTTGCCTTTGATATACTACTTGATCTACCACTATGCTACCTTCTTCTCTAATTTATCCATCATGTCGTACATTTGCTTTGCACCCCTACGACGTTGTTCTAACTTATCACCTTTATCAGCGCCGTTCAATGCTCCTAATCCTCTGACTGCTTTTGCAGTCATTACAAACTCACCATCACTTAACATGGCAGGGATGTCATCAGATTTTTCTGTTCCGGGCCCAGAGATCTGTCCTGTTTTTCTAGGAAAGCCTCCATCTTTTAAACTTCTATATGTTGGTGCTGCTGCACCATATGATTGTGTTTCAGGGTCGTAATAACTTACATCTGGTGTGCTAAGATCCAAAGGAGAAACACTACCTGCTTTTGGTGGTTCAGGAACTTTTGTTTCTTCTTCCTCATCCATTGCACCCAACGCACCGATAGCACCTAAGCCTAAAGCACCAGCAGTGAAAGGTTTGTCTTTTATAAATTGACCAACTTGAGATAGTAATCCTTCTTTTTGTGCAGCAGAGGTCGCTGCTTGTTTAACAGCGTTTGCTTCCATTTGTGCGGCTAAAGCAGATGTTGATGTTGGGGCACTAGCGGCAGCGGTTTGTCCTAAACCAACTGCAGCTTTTGCACTTGAACCAAGAGCACCTAACCCTTGACCACCAACTAATCCCATGCTACCTCCCAAGGCTCCTAAACCATAACCCATCAATGCTGATGTAGCTATGTTTGCGGGATTGTCTCCTCTAATCGCTGATCCTAAACCCGCTCCAATAGAAGCGCCCATAGGACCACCAACTGCGAAACCTATTGCTCCTGTTATAACGGGTAGAATCTTTTTAAACATCTTTACTCCGGTAGGGTGTGTGCCCCTGCAAATACATTTGGAGCTGTTACATGAACATCTCTTCTAATATCTGCCTCTGTTGTTTCTGTATCAGGATTGTCAATATCTGCCTGACACTCCTCGTGTGAATTATACTCTTGACCTGTTTTAGTATTGGTTATTGTAGTTTCAACTTTAGCACTATAAACAGGAACTTTTTCACCATCAATCTCGTCGTAACGCAAGATTTTAGGTTCATCTACAATTTTCGCCATACTATAGTTTTATAGACGAAAACCTAATAAATCAACCGATTATTGAAAGCCTATGTTTCCTGAGATTGATATTCTATCTTCATCAGAGGTGTAGAACGGATAGACCTGATGATTTAATTGAGCAGGGAACAAAGCCATTTTACCCTCCCATTCATTATCGGCAGGTATTGCGTGTGAGGTTATGTTTCCTAATTCATTTGTCATTATAAAAACAAAATGACCCGCTCTTATTTCACTTTCTTTCATATGTGGAAATCTAGCTTTTTCATCAGCCATTTTAAAAGGAATTTTGTGCCAAATAACAAAACTAAATAAACCATCGTGTATGTGAATTGGATTAAATTCATGTTTCTTTTGATAGTTTACCCAAAGACTATGTAGTTCTAACCTGAACTGATCTCCTTTATGCATACCACTTATTCTTGCAAAATAACCTGGATACTTGTCAAAATGTGCTTGTATACATTTATCAATCAGAGGCCAAACAATAGGTTTGCCATCAGGTATTAAAAACTCACTTTGAATATTACCTGCTAAATCGTGATTAGCTTTTTCGGTATGTTTTTTGTTTATTACTTCGTCTAGTTTTTTTGTAATGTCTTCAGGGACATTTGTTATAAGATACATTTATTGCTCCTTTGTAACTAATACTATTCTTAATAAAGAAGATAATCTGACAGGGGCTAAAGCTCTGTGAGGTAAAACTCCATTAAATAAAAAAGTTTTACCAAACTCAGGAGTTACTCCACCCACTACTACCCTACAATCTTTACTATAACATAACACTTCTCCACCCCAACTCTTGTCCCAATCAATATTTAAAAAAGTTATTGTGGTTAGTTTGTAGTCTCCTTCTTCCTCTTCATAATCAGTATGAATAAGACCGTCATAGCCTGACGGATAAATCAGTATTTTTGAATCTTTCTTACACCACTTACGATTTCTTTCTTCATACATCTTCTTACAAGAATTTTCTAATTCTTCATATCTATGAAAATATTTTTCTAATGTTTCAAACATATTCGCAAAAGATTCAAACGAAGTAACTTCTTGAGTTCCAGAAGCATTTAAACCCCACGGAATACCATTTGAAATACATTTTTCAAGACTTAGAAGTAAATCTCTAGAAAAAATTTCTCTTAATTCCATTTCTATTGTTGTTGTTTTACCTCTAATACTGATACTTCAACCATTGCTCTTGATGATGCGTTAGCTTGTAGTTTCATAGCATCTCCTTCTTGATAAACCATAGAGGTTGAAATAGTATTTGTGTCTGACGCTGATACATCTACTTGAAAAACTTGTAGATCATTACTTCCGTCATTGTGATCAATGTTAACTGTCACTGCGCTTGATCCATCATAATTGTGTGTATTTATAGTTTTTACGATAAATGTCGACACTGGTGTAGGTGGAGTAGCTGCCACGTTTGCGGTAGGCACAGTAAAAATTGTGGTTAAATCAGTTGTAGTCAAATTAGCAACAAATCTTCTAAATACGTCTGCCATTAATTAAAAAACCACGCTCTTCTCGTGGACTCCTCCTGTGTGTCTTGTGTGTATTGAGTATTTAATTGCTGTATCATTTCTTCTAATTGTCTAATTAATTCAGCAGACTGTTGAACATCATACTCAGGTCGTGGATCAGGAAATCTCTGTAAGATTAATTTTGCCATTATCTTCTTCCATCAGGTTGAATATCAAATCTTTGTGTTCCAAGTCTCCAAGCAGTGCCTGTAGTATTTGAAACGACATTAACAGTGAACTCTCTTCCTCTTCCACGTAAGCTTACAAATTCTGTAGCATCAGTGAAGGTGGCTGTTTTTGTGGTGCTAGTGCTATTGTTTGGATAATACTTAAATTCTAATTTCATATTTAATGTTCCTGATTGATTTTGAATATCAGGAATCAATTTTTGTACAAAAAGAATATCGTTTCCTTCTCCTATTTCAACAGATCCAGATTTAACAAATGCAGTCATTGCTTCTCCATCAGCATCATTACCTGTCTCATGTAAAAACATTTGTGTAGCACCATCAGTTAAACCAGAAATAGTTTCATTATTAGCCGTGGTTGTTGGCAAATAATCCGATGCTACAGGATTGTCGTACACTTCTCGATCAATCCAAGTTGTTCTGTCCAAAGTTCCTGTCCACCAAGTTTGTTCTAAGTAATTATAGGCAACAACAGCATTGATTGTGTCCGATCCTGTTCTAGGATAGAACCACATTATTTCATTAAACTCACCATTGTGTCCTGCAAAAGCGTTTTCAGATCCTGTAATATTTATATTGTCAAAAACAAATTGTTCCACGGTGCATGGTAGTTTTTTAACCGTACCATCAAATAAATAAAAAGAATCTTGAGACATCCAATATGCAACACCATTTAAATCAAGCCCTGCGTGTATACCTATAATACCACAATTTTGACCTAGCTGTCTTAAACCAAAAGTAAAAGGAGGACCAATAAACTGCATTGAGTGTAATGAAGAATCTGTCCATACTAATATTTGACCTCTCGATCTTTCAGCCGCCACGATTCGTGATCCGTCGGCAATACGTAATGAACCCGCAGTATTTTCTGCGGTGGGTTGATACGTGGTAATATCTTCTTGATCTGAAAATCTAATTAGTAAATCATCTTGAGAGCTTGTTGTTCCAATAGTATTTTCTGTTCCCATAAAAACTAAATGTCTATCAGGTGTTGATACTAAACTTATTCTTGACGCTGTTGGTGCTCCTGATATTGCTGCAGCTCTTGTAGACACACCAGTTGATGTATCCCATTTAAAAGCTCCACCGTTTAAAACTGTTGCGATTAAATCTTCACCAAAATTATCAAGTGACCATTGTCTTGCTTCCAAAGTTACATTTGAGACTGTTGAAGGAGTGCCCCATGTGCCCGAACCCCAACTGTCTGTGCCCCAACCAAAAGCAGAAGTAGATATCTCAGGACCTATTGATATTTGATATTTTGCATTACCTGAACCGCCACCACCAGATGTAGATCCAGAGGCTGCAGCCGTTGTCGTTACTACATAAGCATCACTGTTTGCTATAGATGTAATTTCAAACTCTTTATTCATATCTAAACCATCTATTGCAGAAAAAGAATCAAATGTCACAAAGTCTCCCGCTTGAGCACCATGAGAAGTATCTGTGACAACTACGGATGTTGTTGCATTTGTAGTAAATGGATTAGTTAAAGCTTGTGTTTCTCTTATAGGAGTAATGTCGTAAGCTAAACCCTCCTCTATCACATAGAGCTTTCTATCCGTGCCTACAGCATTATATCTTGTGCCGTCTAAAGCTACCCATGCGTGCATATCACGAGCCACCCCTACCAAAGTGGTAGTGATAAACTTCTCCCATCCTTTGATCTTTTGTGGCAATCCTTGAAAAAAGCGTACGTTATCGCCGTCTGTCCACTTGCCTTCGCCTGTGTAGTCGGTTACTTCTTTATTGATACCTGGTGCTGGTCTAAAATTAACTAAGGGCATTGTGCCAATATACTATATTTTTCTAAAATTAAAAGCGAGTGTAATCCGTTCATGATTTTCACCACCACAGGAGGACACAGAATGTGGTATATTTGCTTTGAAAAAAACCATCATTTTTTCTTTTGGATGTAAAAGGTACTGTTCTGAAATTATTGTTGGAACCAAACTATGAAAATTAAGCGTTGCTTTTTCACAGCATACTTTATGATAGTACACTACTGACCATGCTTCTTCAGTTGCATGAATATGTGGAAGATTAAAAGAATTGCCATCATTAATATTCAACCAAAAATTAGATAATTGACAATTAAAATCAATTGAGGCTAAGCTCTCAATAGCAAAATTGATAATATCATCAAAACCAAAAGTAATATTATTGCTTTGATAACCTCCTCGATTACTGACAACTCTGCCTTTATCAAAGGTTAAAATGTGATCTATGTGTTTCTGTATAATATCAGTATCACCAGTGTAATCATTTAAATATATTGATTCTTTACGAATTACTTTCTCAATCATTTTTTTTGTGCAACTAAAGACCCAACGTGTCCCTTATATGTCCTGTTGCCAAAATGTGTTAAAGGCATTGCTAAGTCTGCCCAAATTTCTCCTCCACACTCTTGCCATAGTCTTGAAAAATAATAATCCTCTGACAGATATCTAACTTGTGGTTTACCATCTCTGGGCGTATTGTACGGGCCCACTGCAAACAAATCATAACAGTTGTCTGACTTATAATACAAACCATTTACTATTTGATCTGACTCATATTTTCTTTCAGGAAACTTTTTAAACATAGTTCTAAACACCTCTCGTTTTACAAGCATCATTCCTGTTGCAGCTTCATTAACCGGGAAAAAACCATCATGCCCTGATAAGTTTAAAGGGTCATCGAAATTAACATTGTATCCTAGAGCTTTTGCTTCAAGTTCTTCCTCATCAGCGTTTGGATTTTCTTTGAGAGTTTTTTTAATTTTATCAAAATAAATATGTTTTCGAGGATAAATACCACAAACAATATCTTTATCTGCTCTAATTAATCTATCTATATTTTGCCACCTAAAACCTATATCAGCGTCTATGAACAAAAGGTGTGTGGCAACAAAATCTGTTTGATCCATCATCATTGACACTATGGTATTTCTAGCACGAGTAATTAAACTTTCATTTCCCATAGTTTGAACTCTCATTTCAATACCACTATTTCTAGTATAGTTTTGTAATTCTAACAAACCATGTAAAGTAGGCTCAGTAAGCAGTCCGCCATACATTGGCATTCCTAAAAATATTTTAAAATTTTTGTCTTTTAGTTCTTCTGGTTTAATCATTTTACATCCTTTCAATTAAAATCATAAAAGTAAACTGCGTTATATCTCCAAGTATCGTTTGAATATTTAGAATGATCTTCAATATATCCTCCATGTGGTATATTTCCATTAAAAATAACACACCTATTAAAGGTGGACGGTATTACATGATATTTTACATTCTCTTCATTAGTGTCAAATCTTATATCCATTTCTTCTAATACTTTAACTTTAGGCATTTTTTCATAAAGAGCGGTGCCTCCAGAATTTATTTTGTCTAAATAAATCAATATATTAAACGAGGGGTCTTGATGAGGAGAAAACTGAATACTGCTTTTAGGAATATTTATCCATTGAAAAATATTCATATCAACACTTTTGCAATGACAGTTTTTCAAACTAAAAATGCTTTTTAAAAAATCAGATGTTTTATTATCTCTATCAAATCCATTGTTTTCTAATGGAATAGATGTTCTACAGTCGTAGTAGTCTTTAAAATTTCTTCCGTCTTTTTTAATTTTCCAATTGTGCGCCCAAGAAACTTTTAGCATATCGTAAATATCCTCAGGTCTTTTGTAAAAATTATCGATAGAAATATATTCGTACGGCCCTAACGAATTTACTTGATGACTTAAATTATCGTTTATTTCAAAAAGATGACTAGATAAATAAGGTTGGGTCATCTGTTTTTACTCCTGTCCACTTATCACATTTTCTATAATTAAACGCTAAACTTACTCTTAGGTCTTCTTTATTATTTATTACTCTGTGTGGTATGCTGTCCTCAAATAATAATATGTCAGAAAATTTTGGTGCAAATAAGAATGAATCAAAATGATGAGAAAAAGAAAACTCTATGCTAGAATTTTTTTCTGTTAAATAAATTACGCCAGAAATAAACTTAGAAATAGGATCCACATGAGTATGGTATTCTTGAAAAAAGTTTTTTTCATAAATATTTATCCAAGAAGTATCTATGTAACCATTAAAAAATTCTTTTTTTTCCATCATATAATTTTCAATATGCATGATTATATTCATTTTTAGATTTCTTAGACGAGGAATATTTAAAATATTATTAGTAATATTTAAAGAAGTTCTAATATCGCAATCCCATGATTTTTGTTGAAATTTTTCTTTTAGTGGTAAAATATATTCGAAAGATTCTTTACAAATATTTTGATCTAATTTAGATGAATAAATTGTTTCCTTGTATATTTCTAAAATTTTATTTTCCATAATTTATTTATAGTTTTTTTTAGACCAAGCAGTTTGTCTATAACCATCTATTAATCTTCTTGCCAAACTAAACCAATACTTTTCATTAAAAGCATCTTCTTTTAATACCTCCATTTTCCAATCATCTCTTTTAAAAGGGATCACTTGAACCATTGGAGTTCCATGTTTTAATAAATATCTTTTATCAATGTCTCCAGTCCAATAAAAAGGAAAATTAACACGATTGTGATATTTATCAGTGTCTACAACTCCATCTATAATTTTAAAAGGAGCGTTTTGATTTAAAGGTTGTGTAAAAAGACAACTATATCCAGGAGGAGTAATAATTGTCCAAGGATTAATAAATTTAAAAACACCATCAACGGTTCTTTTATCATGCCTTAGTTCTCCAGGAACTTGCTCATTTGCGTGAAAGTCAATTTTAAAATGTTTTAAAGCTTCTGCTTCTTCGACCCCTGAAAAAATAGTTGAAGCATCAAAATTTAAACGTCCATCATGATAGTAAACATCGTAATCTATTTGAAAAGGAAGTATGTATCCAGATTTGTAAGCATCTAAAAAAGGAACACATGCTTTAACAGTTTGATTTGTTTTTTTATGCTGTCCTGACACTTGTCTATCAAGTTTTTTAAAAGCCTCAGGTATAAATTGTAGAGCGGGTTTTGGTTTATCAATGCTATCAGCCAATAGTGATTGAAAAATTATTTTTTTATCTTTTTTTAGCACCTAAGCAACTTCTTTGATCATATTGATAATCTTTATAAGGACCTTCTTGATCTACGTAGTGTAAAAATACAGTTATGAAATGATCGTGTTTTGAGGGCTCTCTCCAATGAACTTTATCCATCCCTTTAAAAATAACAGCATTGTTAGGAAGCATAGAAAATTTATTATCTATTCTATATTTATTATACTCTCCTTTTTTATTGTAATATTTGTAATCAGATTGATCATCTTTTTCGCCAATAAATAATTCGTAAGGCTCTTCTATAGGATCGCAACCTAAACACAAGGCCACGGTATATTCGCAAGATTCTCTATCAACATGAATTTTTAAATCATCACCTTTTTCATAGATTCTAAAATATGAATATGTGGGGAAAAGTTTTTTTCCCACATTGGACTCTATGACGGGAGTGCTTAAATCAAGTAAAGTTTCCATTAAAGCATCTCCATATACCCCTACAAGACTATTCGTTTGTAAGTCTATGGGTCCTTCAAAAGAATGATTAGAAAACTTTAAAACGCTGTAACTATAACTTAAATTTAATATTCCATCTGGTAAAAATTTTTCTATAAAAATTGGATTCATTATATTGTCCATCCTACTAAAGCATATCTTACTCCAGAATTAATTTTTTTTACTTGATGAGGAAACATGAAATTAGAAGGAAACGCTATTACATCCCCAATATTTTGAGCAACTTGAAGTTCCCCTTCAGGTAAATCAAATAAAAATTCTCCACCTGTAAAATTGTTGTTCAAACATAAAGATATTGAAAGACTACGGTTTGGAGCTGTTACTCCTTGATCTACGTGATATACATAACCTGCATCAATATCATTAGCTTTATATTTTAAAAAATCCACTTGATTTAATTTATTAAATCGATAGCGAGAATGTTGTCGAATATATTCCTCAGCTATGCTCATAAATTTTTGTTTGATAAAGTTACTTAAAATTGTTTTACCGAAAGTGTCTGGTGCAAGTACGTTTTTTAACTCACAATTACGAACATTTTTATTTTCTTCTCCAGCGCCAACTGCAGCTACTTTTAATTCTTCATCATGATAATAGATGATTTTTTTACAAACTTCTGGAGGTAAAAATTTTTTAATTTCTAATATGTATTCTTTCATTTTTTATTTATACACAGAAAACTTAGTAAGTAATACTGTGTGCAGTCAGATAATTTGTTCTGGCTGTATTTGCAGCAGTAACTGCTGCTGAGTCATCTTCTGCACCAGCATCAGCATGACCGTTGTAGGCTGTTTGCCAAGCATCTTGTGCTTCGCATCTAATAACAACATTTGTTGCCCATTGAGGAAAAGAAGATAAATTAAGATTGTCTCTATTATCAATGTATTGAATCTCACCAGTATTAGTGCTTGCGTCCCATTGTAATGCATGAACATTAGCATCTATTTCAGTGTGTGATCGCACGTTATAATGAACAGTGTCATCTAAATAAACATCCGATTCTGTATTGCCTGTGCCTTTAGCTGGTCCATTACCATCTAAATCGCCTGAGGCATCAAAAATAATAGTAATTCTACTATTTACTGTTGTGTTGTTTACTGTTGTTGCCATCTTTTTTTCCTTTCTTAACTTTTACCTTATTATTACTTAATTGTCTAATAGTTTTGTCTTCCATATCTTTATCCTTAACTTCAAGAGCTTTTTGATGATCTCCAATTTTTCCAAAAATTGAAGTAATATTTTTTATTTCTGTTCTTGTTTTTGGACTAGCGGCTAAGATATTGTTCATTACGTTTTGACCTTTCACCATTTCATTTCTAAAAGATTCTGTAGCAGCTTTATTTCCCATAATTTGTTGTGAATTTTCTACTAAAAGTAATGGAATCCAAGCAATTGAACATCCCCACTCTTGAACATCTGCTCCTGTTTGAGGATGCTTTCCTTGAAGCATGTTGTACCAAATACATTGATGCTTAATGCACTTCTTATTAAGAAGTGGACACTTCCCATCGGGGTCAAATATTGGCATTAATCTTTAGCAGCGATAATTACGTTAGCAAATTTTAAGTCCATTGCAGGTATTGAAAAACTAGCACTAGGTGCATTCGCACTTGATAAAGTACCACTAAATGGGTGAGTGTGGTTTCCACCACCACCTGTGCTTGGAAACGTAACTGGAGTAAAAGAAGAGGTACCCGGACTTAAGCTTCCATCTTTAGGGTTTCTATTGTTAAAAGCCGTTCCTCTAAAACCATAGTTATTATCTGATGGATCATTGTTGCCAGGAGGAGCAAGAAACTGTTGTGTCGGTGCCGCGTGCGAGTGACTTGCTAATTGAGGAGTTGATAGAGTTGTATTTCCTACAGTTCCTGATACAGAGCCTGAAACAGATAAATCTTTTGTTTCTGTTGATCTTGAAGAACCAAAAGTAGTTTGGAAAGTATCACTACCGCCTGTGCCTCCACCAGTTCCTGTAACTACACGCATCGCTGCGTTACCTAATGCAGCAGTGGTGTCTTGAGTCCAACCTGTTGGAGCTGAGGCTTGATAAAAAACTTGTTTTGTTCCTGAAGGAAAAGGTTCAACACCTGTTAAATTTGATCCATCACCTGTATAGGTTGTAGCTGAGACTGCACCATTTGTTCTTAAAAGAATATTACCACCACCTGCTGTAACGGTATCTTTGAATGTGGTTGTTCCTAATAAAGAAGTCGAAACTTCAACATTAAAATTGGAAGCGCCATCACAATAGACTCTTGAATATGCACCTTGTGTTATTACAGAACCATTAGCTGTATGTCCTGTAGCTGCAATGGTTAAGGTTTGAGAACCTGTTGTATTGTTAAAAAATAAATATTCACTTTCAACTGCAGGTACAAAAACAACAATGTCGCCTGTTAAGGCTCCTGTAAGTTCAATAACTTTATTAGAGGATTCAGCGGTATCTGAAGCGTTGGCTGTAGTAAGAGTAATATTAGCTGAACCCGCTACGGATTTAGATAAATAACCTGCTGCAAAAGCGTCTAAAACTTCTAAATTGTTATTAGTATTAGTACCCCATGTATTAGCATTAGCGCCAGTGGCCATGAGTTCTAGTTTAAGTCTATCTGAATATGTGCTTGCCATGTTTTAAACCTCTTTAAAATATATCTTTTTTAGCTAATAAGACAACTATTTTGTGTATATCTCATCTCCCATTACTAATACATCAGCTTGAGAATTGTCAAACATTATTTTAGCTTGTTTTTTAGTTCCTACAATAGGTTTTCCCGGTAAGTTCATAGACGTATTTATAAGCACAGGATATCCTGATAAATTCTCAAATTCTCTTAAAAGTTTTAAATAAGGAGGATTGTGATTCATACCAACTGTTTGAATTCTACAAGTACCGTCGACATGTGTAATGTTTTTAAACTTAATCGGATCTTTGACTTTAGCTTGATATAGCATCCAAGGACTTTCAAAATCTAAATCAAAATAGTCTTTATAACATTCTGTTGGCACACTAGCTCCATACGGCCTAAACCATATTCTTTTTTTGATTTTATCATTTATAACTTGTTTTGCATTTTCCACACAAGGATCCATTAAAATTGATCTAAAGCCTAAAGCTCTAGGACCAATCTCTCCCCATCCTTGTCCCCACATTACAATTTTACCTTGCTTAAGATATTCAGCCACTTTCTTAATAGTTTCTTTTGAGGCATAACCAAAATTCTCATCCCATTGATGTAAACTTTTAAAGTTTACTTTTAAGTTTGGTGCTTTTCTAGTAATACTATTTATCCAAAATAAAGCTCCAATGGGAGTGCCTTCATCTCCACAGTGTGGAATGGGTTCAAGATTAGGAAAATCTTTTTTTAACATGGTGTTTAATACAATGTTGTGCCCTACACCTCCTGTAAAGGATATACGATCTTTTTTTGTAAAATAATTTTTTAAATGTCTTTTTATTTTTTTATACCAATAATAATGAAGAGAGGTAACGTAATTATTACAAATTTTTTCTGTTGATATATCTTTAAATTTACTTTTAAAAATTTCAAATGCTTCTTTACTTAAACCTTTATTTTGAATATCTATTAGGCTTGAATAATCCTCTCCAAAACCATGTAAAGCCATTGTATGCCCCGCATACATTCCTGTATTTTTTGAATTAACTTTATCTTTAAGAAACCAACGATTCCACAAATTATCTAGAACTCCTCCTAGAGAGAAATGATTATAACTATCCAGTTTTAATTTTTGTTGACGTTTTTTAAAAATTGTAAAAGAATCAATTTGACTTCCTATATTATCAATAACTAAACCATTTAATTCATTACCACTATGTATGTGTGCTACATGATGATCTACTAGTCTATATTGAATAGAGTGTTTAATATTTAAATCTGACTCATATAAAAAATTAACGGTTGAAACTAACCACACATCAATAACTTGTTCTATGCTATATCCAATATGATTTAGGTATTTAATCCAAGAATTAAGATCATTATAATACTGTCCCTTTACTTCAGATATTCTTTCAAATTTTAAATATCGAGTTTCATACGTTTCAACATTAAGAGTGAATATAGCTCCATCATGATAGAAAGTATGAAGACCTACTATTATATTTTTTTTCACTAAATTTCTAAGCTGCGTTGACCTCTGTCCAAGTGTTACTTGCTCCTGTCACCACATTTGCCCATGGTGTAGAAAAAGGATTACCTGTTACTATTGTTAAGTCAAGTCCTGTCACATTGACTAATGAGTCAGCAACAACAGTTTCGGTTCCTGTTGCAAAGCTAGAGGATAGCCCTGTTACGCTGACAATAACACCTGTTCCACCTGTGGCCGTTGCTGTTCCAGCGGTGAAGCCCATCGTTAAACTACCAAGAGTGACTAGAGCGTCTGCCTCTACAGTAGAGCTACCTAAAGTAGTGGTCATGGTGACTGCTGTAGGATCTACCTGAGTGAAGATATCTATGACAGGAGTTCCAATAGCAAAATCTAATTGATCAGATGGTGCTATAACTGCAACACTACCTTCACCTGATACAGTTGCTCCTGATAATGCTACCCCTACAGATAAGCTGTCTAATGTTATTAAGTTTGTTCCTGTTTGTGATGTAGTGCCTAGAGCACCTGTCATTTCAAGACCAGTGACAGAAACTATAACACCAGTTCCTACTTCTTGGGTAGTAGTTCCTAATGATGTAGACATCGTCACACCTGTGACGTTAGTAATAAATTCTATATTCTCGTTCCAAGCAAAAGATCCCCATGTAGATCTTCCCCAGCCTGCATCAACTGTTCCTGACGCAGACTCAGTGCCCACACCAAATGAGGTGGATAAACTACCAAGAGTAACATCTACCCCCTCTTCAATACTAACACTACCTAAATTAAATTGAGATGAAACACCTGTAACAGAAATTACGTGTTCTGCTTCTCCTGTTGCTGTTCCTAAAGCTGAAGTTGTTTGAAGTGAATCTAGTGTAACTAGACTATCGGCGACAACTGATTCTGTGCCTAACGCTGCTGTTGTCGATAACCCAGTAAGAGATACTGTGACCGAACTTTGTTGGCCCCAAAAGCCTTCGCCCCAATTATTTTCACCCCAAGCATCAGCCATGGTAATGCTCCACTAAATTAAGATAGTCTTAATATAGCACTGTCTTTATCATTAGTTGGGAATGCGATTGTGAATGTACCGTTTGTTGATGTCTTTACACTTCCGAAATCAAGAACTGCAATAGCTGCATTAGTAGCACTTGATGATCTGTTATAGATCAATGCTGCTTGAGCAGAAATTGTTGCTGATGTAAAACTTGCGTTTGCAAAATCAACAAATGCTGTTGAAGCTGTAACGCTAGTTGCTGTTAATCCAACAGTTGC